CTTTACGGCGCAGATCGCGAGTTCCACGTCCAGCACGGTGAACTTTCGGTTTTGGCCAAGGCTAAACGGCACAGATGTGACGGGTAGCACGATTGTCGCCAGCTTGCACAACAACGGCGCGACCATTGTGGTTTCTCGCACCGCGATTTTTAGCGTCAGCGCCAATGACGTGCTGAATGTGATGTGGGCCACGGATAGCACGAGCGGAACCTTGAAGGCGCACGCCGCAACGGCTTACGCACCGGCCTCGCCTTCGGTGACGCTGGTCATATCAAGGGTGCAGGCGTGACGCTTTTAGAATACTGCCGCAAGTGGATTGAAGATGCCTTGAAGTACAGCGGCGGCAGTCATGTTTTCGAGGATGTTGTGGACGGGATTACCAGTGGTCGTATGCAGCTTTGGCCCGCCGAAAGGGGGTGCGCTGTCACTGAGATTGTGGTATATCCTAAGAAACGTGTCCTGCACGTTTTCCTTGCCGGTGGTGAAATGGGGACGATCACAGACATGATCGACGCCGCAACTGAGTGGGGGAAGACACAGGGCTGCACTTCAATGACAATCGCTGGGCGACGTGGCTGGGAGCGAGTTCTTGCAAAGCACGGATACAAGCCTGTCATGACGGTTTTGGAGAGGAAGTTCGAATGAGCGGCGGCGGTAAAGGCGGATCAACGACAAGCACGGTGGAAGTCCCTGCTTTTCTTGAGAATGCAGCACGAAGCAATCTGGCCAAGGCAGACACGCTGTCGCGTATTGGCTACACGCCTTATTACGGCCCCGACGTAGCGGCCATGACGCCTTCGCAGATGGCGGCCATTCAAGGCACCAATACGGCGGCTTTGTCCTTCGGTTTGCCTTCGATGGCCGACCCGATGGCTGGAATGGGCCAGCCTTTGAGCTACGGCGGCATTCCTGCCTACTCATCTGGCGGCATGTATGACCAAGCATTGGCCGAATTGCAGCGTCGCCAACCCGGCCAATATAACGCCCTTCGCGCTCCCTTCATTGATCCAGTGACCGGCGCACAGCCTGCGGCCCCGTTTGGCTTTGGCGGCACTGGCCCCGGCGTTTTGGATATGGGCATGGCTGCGCCTTCGCCTGTTGTCGCGCCTGTTGTCCGCGATGGCGGCGGCGGTGGTGGCGGTGGCGGATCGATGTCGTCTGGCATGTCGGCTAGCGGTGGAACGGGCAGCTTCGGGCTTCCTGACCCAATGTCTGGCAGGGTTTCAAGCGTAGGCGGCTTCACCGGCATTCGTGACATGTTCGACGGCGGCGGCGCTGGACAATCCGGCACGACATTCTCGGGCGGCCCGCTTTCGGGCATCTTGAATACTGTTGGAGTGGCACCCGCAAAGCCTGCACCTGCACCCGCACCTGTTGCGGCACCAGCACGCACGGCACCATCGGTAAGCGTTGCCCAAAATCGCGCAGCGGATATTGCGTTAGCAAATAAAGCTAAGGAACAAGCTGATAGGGAGGCTGCCAACCGTGCGGCGGCGGCCAACAGAGTGGCTGACCGATCTCTGGCTGGCAAGGCCGCTGTCCAAGCTGCAAAAGAAGTCGGCAAGGCCCTGCAAGGCAACCGTGCCGCAGACAAAGCAATAGCAGGCAAGGCCAAGAGCCAAGCTAACAAAGCGGCCGCCTCAAAAGCCAAGAGCGAAGCGTCTCAAGGCAAGGGCGGCAAATCAGGCCCCTCTGGTGGCGGCAGCAAATCTGGCGGCGGCAGCAATAAGGGACGGAGATAATCATGGCAGGCGGTTCTAACCCTCAAAACGTGCAGGCCCCACAGCCGCAACCTTTCACGGCGGCCATGACCCCGGCCAGCGGCGGCAACGTATTCCAGCAGTCCGCACAGGGCTTGACTGGCGCAATGGGCGGCGCGCAGGCGGCGATGGGCTACCAGCCCCAAAACATAACCGCTCAAACGGCGGCTGGTGGCATCGGGACGTACATGAACCCGTACACGCAGCAAGTCATTGACGCCTCAATGGCAGATCTGGAGCGCCAGCGCCTGATGCAGCAAAACCAGCTTGGCGCACAGGCATCCGCTGCCCGCGCCTTCGGCGGTTCCCGGCAGGGCATTGCAGAGGCCGAAACAAATCGCGGCTTTGCACAGCAGGGCGGGCAGCTTGCAGCCCAGCTTCGCCAGCAAGGTTTCAACACTGCACTCGGCGCGTCTCAGCAGGACGTCGCCAATCAGATGCAGGCGGCACAGGCGAACCAGCAGGCCGGGCTGTCCGGGGCAAACCTACGCATGGCTGGTGCAGGCCAACTTGGCAACCTCGCTCAGCAGGGCTTCAATATGGGTCAGTCGATCCAGCAGCAGCAATTCCAGCAGGGTCAGGCCCAGCAGCTTATCAATCAGGCTCTCATCGACGCTGCCCGCGCACAATACAGCGGCTTCACCGGCGCGCCTGCGGCATCTCTGAGCCTGCCGTTGGCTGCCCTTGGTATTGCCGATATGGGCCAGCAGACGCAGACCGACCGGACCCGTCCGGGCCTGCTTAACTATCTGTCCGCTGGTTTGGGGCTGCTTTAATGGACATCCGCGACTACGCCATTTCTCAAGCTGAGAGATACAACATCCCGACGGATATTTTCCTGCGGATGATTGGCGTGGAAAGTTCGTGGAACCCGAATGCCGTTTCGCCAAAAGGTGCAAGCGGTCTTGGCCAGCTTATGCCGGGAACAGCCGCCGAATTGGGCGTAGACCCCAACGATCCCTATCAGAATATTGAGGGATCGGCCCGCTATCTGGCACAGCAATTCCAGAGCTTCGGCTCATGGCCGCTGGCCTTGGCAGCCTATAATGCAGGCCCCGGAGCGGTTCGCAAATACGGCGGCATCCCGCCCTTTGCTGAGACGCAAGCCTATGTGCCGAAAATCCTTGGCGGCGGTGGCGATATGCCTGTGACTGCCAGCGCAACGGGCAATGTAAGCGTTTCCATGTATGACGTGCCATTCCGCCCGGCCAAGATGGACGATCCTTTTGAGGGCATGGGTCTGCTGTCTCGCTTCGCTGCATCCCGTGGCATCGCGCAGGACGCGGAGGCATCGCCTGTTTCAAACCTTTGGAATATCTTAACACAGAAAGAAGACCCGCGTTTGGCTGCACTGGCCAAGCAGCGTGGCGGCTTCTTCGGGCTTTTGGGGGGCTAAATGGCTGATCCTATCACTCAACCGCAGCGCCAAGGCTTGCTCGGTGGCTTCTTCGGGCCGCAGGGTCGTGATACCCGCCAGCGCCTTGCGTTGGCCTTGGAGGGCATGACGCAGAACCCCAATCAGGCTCTGATCGGGCAAATTCAGACCGACATTCAGGGCCGTGAGACCGCACGTCAAAACAATGCCACAGCCGCTTGGCTGCGCTCACGCGGTCGTGATGATCTGGCGGCTGCCCTTGAAGCGGGCGCGTCTCCGCAAGCCGTGCTGGCGGAAGCTATTCGGCCTGCGGCTGGCCCCGAGCGCGGTGTCGTTGTTGGGAGAGATATTGTTGACCCAATCACTGGGAACATTATTTACAAAGGCCCGGAGCAAGAAGCCTTGATCCCTGCTGGTTTTGTCCAATTGGACATGCAAGCGCGTGCCGCTGGCTTTAAGCCGCAAAGTGAGGGTGGCGACGGTAGCTATGAGGAATTCATGGCTACTCGTGGTTCTGGTTTTGCAGCGGAGGCTACGGCTATCGGATCAGCACGCGGGGAAGCTACTGCGGCTGCGCCAGTTGACGTGGCCACCGCAGACGAAACTTTGCGGTTGATTTCTGAGCTTAGGTCTGATCCGGGCCTTGAGCTTGCAACTGGCGCATCGTCAGCCTTGAACATTGTACCCGGCACGCCCGGATATGACGTCCAGAACCGCGTCAACCAGCTTCTTAGCGGTGGCTTCTTGACGGCTATTGACCAGCTTCGTGGTATGGGATCGCTGTCCAACGCTGAAGGCCAGACCGCAACGCGTGCTATCAGCCGCATGGACACTGCAACCAGCACGCCAGCCTTCCTTGACGCTCTAGCTGATTATGAGGCCATCGTTCAGCTTGGCCGTGAGCGCGCACGCGGCCGATTGCAAAGCGGGACGCAGGCGGCTGCCACTCCCAGTGGTGTAACAGCCACGCCTGATCTTGGTTTGTCAACTGAAGACCTGCGCTATCTGGGGGTGGGAAGCAACTAATGGCATACACCGAAGCACAGCTTAAAGAGGCCGCACGCAAGGCTTATGCAGCCGGTGACACAGCGGCGGCAAAACGTTTGATCGATGCTGCGCGCAATGCTGCATCTTCTGCTCCGGTCGATCAAGGTCAAGCCATGCGCGACCGCATTGCAGCCGCTAGGGCTGGCACGCTGCAAATGCAGCCCGGATCGGCAGAAGCAGCCGCAGCCGCCAATGAGCAGGCTACCGCTATGATGCAGCCTGAGCGTACCTTCGGGCAGACTATCTACGAAAACGTGATCGGCAGCGGCGCGGTGGACACGCCCGGAGAACGGTTGGGTGAATTGATCCGTGGCGGTGGTGCTGCGGTTGCACGCGGCATTTCTGACGTTCCTGCCGTTCCTGCAAACCTTGCCCAACTCGCAACCACTGGTGTTGAATATGCTCTTGGCATGGAGCAACCGTCTATGGTGTCCCGTGGCCTTGCTGCGTTGCCGGAAACCCGCGAGATGCTTGCGTCTATCCCGGTGATCGGGCCGGAAAGCCGTTATGTCGCTCCGGGCCTGCTTGGCGAATACGTTTCAACAGCCGGAGAGTTTGCGGGCGGCGCTGGCGTTCTGGGCGGGCCAAGTGCGATGTTGCGTTACGGTGTGGCCCCCGGCGTTGCCAGCGAAGCCGCAGGTCAGGCCACCGAAGGCACTGCCCTTGAGCCTTACGCCAGAGCGGGTGCCGCGATTGGCACATCATTGCTTGCCTCTCGCCCCGGTGCCTTCGTCGGTGACAGCGAAGCCGCACGCATGGCAAACGTCCTGCGCGAAGCTGGTGTTGATGTCACGACCGGGCAAGGCACGGGTTCGCAGGCTTTGATGCGAATGGAGGGCCGCCTTCAGGCAACGGATGAGCAGCTTGCGGACTTTACCGCTGCCACCATGCGCCAGCTTGGAAGCACCGCTAAAACTGCAACTTCGACAAATCTTGCTACAACGCAGCGTGAGATCGTCAAGCAAATGGACGATGCTGTGAGCGGCGTGAACATCATTCCAACCCGCACGCAGGCTCAGGCTGCGGTGAAAGTGGCGACGGATTACATTGACCGCGTCCCGGCAGGTCAACTGACGCCACGCATTCGCGGTATTGCCAACGAAATCAAGGCATTGGCTTCAAGCGGCAAAGATGTTCCATTGTCGCGTCTCAAGGAGTGGCGCTCTGACATTGGCGATTTTACCGTCTCCTCAGACACTGCTACCAGAAATGCGGCGCACTCACTGCGAACCTTGATTGACGATATGACCGATCAGGCACTTACCGCCGCTGGCCGCGCTGACGATATTGCTGCGCTTGCAAAGGCCCGTGAGGCATATCGCAACTTTATCGGGGTTCGTGACGCAGCAACTCGGGGAACGGCAGAGGGTGGCATCCTGTCTCCGACGCAGCTTAATCAGTCCATGATCCGTGCCCAAGGCCGCGAGAACTATGCCGTTGGGCGCACGACGCCAATGACCGACTTCACTCGTTCTGCGGCGGCCACATTGCGCCCTGCCCCTGCTGTTTCGCCGGGTGGCGTGCGATCAATCTCTGAGGCTCTTCCAGCCGCACTTGGAACAGCTGGCGTTGGTGCGGCAATCGGCGCTGGCCTTGGCCCGTTTGCAGCCATCGCTGGAGGTGTCGGCGGCGCGCTTGCACCCGCACTCGGACAAATGGCTATGCGGTCTGCGCCTGTGCAGGCTATGCTGCGTAGTCCGGGAGCCGCAACCCTACAAGCAAGCCGCATCCTGCCCGGCCTTCTCGCACAATAACGGAGACACAGATGCAGCCGAAACGCCTGACGGACGACGAAATCCAGAACACCATCACAAGCTCCGTCCGCGAGGCCGTGGATTTCGTGGAAACGGAAATTGCGCCGGACCGCATCCGTTCGCAAAAATACTTCGACGGCAAGTCTGCGATTGAATACGAGGAAGGCAGATCGAAGGTTGTCGCGACCAAAGTGCGAGACACCATCCGCGCCATTAAGCCCGCCCTGATGCGGGTGTTCCTGCAATCCGACAAGCCGGTCGAGTTTGTCCCGACCACCCCACAGGCGGCAATGGGCGCAGATCAGGCGACCAAATATGCCAAGTATGTGTTCGAGCGCAACAACGGCTTCCGCATCCTGTCGGACGTATTCCACGACGCGCTTATCAAAAAGGTGGGCGTGGCCAAGGTCTATTACGACGAGGTGCCGAGCGTCGAGATTGACGAGTACACCGACCTTTCGCCCGAGCAAGTGGCACTGATCGAAGAAGACGAGGAGACCGAAATCCTTGAGCGCGAGGATACGGTCATCTCTGAGGCCATCATTGACGAGATGGGCATGGAAGTGCAGCCCCAGATCGCCTACTCGCGCCTGCGGGTTGCCCGCACCTCGGTCAAGGGCCAGATCAAAATCGAAAGCATTGCGCCGGAAGATTTCTTCGTGGACCGCACGGCTGTTCGTCTTGAGGACTGCTATGTCTGCGGCCACACCAGCGAAGCCCGCGTGGGCGATCTGGTGGCGATGGGCTTTGATTTCGAGACTGTCTACAATCTGGGCGGCTCTGCCGATGGCACCGTGGACGACGAGGAAGAACTTGCCCGTCGTGGCTGGGACGACATCGACGACAACGAAAACGCCGCCGATCCGTCGATGCGGAAGGTCCAGTTTACCGAAGCATACATGCGGATGGACATCGAAGGCACGGGCGTTCCCCGCCTCTACAAGTTCATCTGCGCTGGCAATGATTACGAAGTGCTGGATTACGAACTGTGCGACTACATCCCCTTCGCCATCTTTGAGGTTGACCCTGAGCCGCACACCTTCTTTGGCCGCTCTTTGGCCGAGATTGTTGAGGAAGATCAGGACGCATCGACTTCCCTTCTGCGCGGGCTGATCGACAATATCTCGATGGTCAATAACCCAAGAATTGAGGTTGTGACCGGCCAAGCGAATATGGACGACGTGCTGAATAACGAGATTGGCGCGATTATCCGGGTGAAGGCTCCCGGCTCTGTGCGTGAGTTGACCGTTGGCAGCATGGCAGCCTCGGTGCTTCCGGCCATCAATTACTATGATGAGGTTGTTCGCGCCAAAACAGGCGTTACAGGCGCTGCTATGGGCATGGATGCCGACGCCCTGCAATCGCAGACTGCCGCTGGCGTCAATGCCGCCGTGCAGGCCGCCTCGGCTGTCTCTGAGTTGATCGCCCGCAATCTGGCCGAGGGCGGTATGCGCCAGATGTTCCGCCTGATTGCTCAGATCGCGCGGGCCAACCCGAACCAAGGCGAGATGATCCGGCTTGATGGCCAGTTTGTCCCGGTCGATCCGCGTTCTTGGACCAGTGACCTTGATCTCGTCACCAACGTCGGCTTGGGCAATAATCGCCGCGAGGAGCGCATTGCTGCCCTGCAACTGACCATGCAGACGCAGATGCAAATCTGGCAAGCCTATGGGCCGCAGAATGGCATTGTCACCATGACGGGCATCCGCAACACGCTGGCCGACATTCTGGGCATGGCTGGCATCAGCAACGCGGATCGGTACTACAACCCGATGAACCCGCAGATGGAGCAAATGCTGATGATGCAGGCCGCACAGGCCGCCCAAGCCCAGCAGGGTCAGGCACA